CAAAACTCTGTACAGGAAAGTTCTTTATCTGTGTAAAGTGTGTAGGAGAACCATTAAACCTTCTCTGCACATCAGGAAAAGCAAACGATCTTCCTGATGGTGTCTTTATCCTGCCATCGTTTAGAGCTTCTTTAGCCAATTTGGAATGCCAAAGTGCGATGCCTTTGTACTTTTTCGTGAAGTCTTGATAGTATTTCGCTTCTGCTTTCGACCTACCGAATCCTGTCGCACCATACAACGGAGCAAAGGTATGTGCTTTAGCATCCTGCCTAGTAGTAGGCTGACCTGATTTCGTAATGACGTTAGCAGTGTACGCATGAACATCGAAGCCTGTTTTAATCTCATTAATAGCCACCTTATCTTGTGATAAATATGCGGCAGTCCTAAACTCTAGCTGTGCAAAGTCTGCTTCTAGAATCTTACCACCTTCCCAACGTGATACAAACACCTTCTTCACAGGAAACGTGCCACCTCTAGGCATATTCTGCATATTAGGGTCTGCTCCACTAAATCTGCCTGTAGCAGTTCTATGTTGTAATAGTCTTACGTGTAACATACCATCAGACTTTACGTGTGTCTTGATACCTTCAACGAAGGAAGACAAGTATGTATCTAGTGCAGACAATCTCTTGAGGTCTTGTAAGAAACTACTAGCTTCTTTCATACCTGCCCTGTTTGCCATGCCCTGTAATACATCTAGATTACCTTTGGATACACCAAACCCATTTGCAGATATCCACTTGGCATTCGGTGCATTAAACTTTAGTCCTGCTATCTTAGCTCTGTCATCATGAAAATGATAACCAAGACCATTACAAGCAGGGTCTTTATTGGTATTAGCGTAAGGAGTTCCATTCTTTCTTACCTTTCTTATGTTGCCTGTGCCATTACATGACTTACATATAATAGCTTTTGTTTTATATACAATATCAGAGTTATCTCTGACTGCTCTCTTGAAGTCATCATGAGCCATGTGAGGAATAAACTCGTTTGCCCACATAGCTTTGTCTTTAGGTTTTCTACTATAGATAACCCATGACATCTGTTCAGGACTATTAAGATTGATAGGCATATCCCCCATTAGATTTCTTACTTGTAAAGATAATCGCTTCTCAATCTCTAGCTTCTCTGTCTCAAACTCTTTTCTTACAGACTCTAGTTTTGTCTCATCTACCTTGAACCCATTCCTGTGGGTTCTAGCTAACGTAACACATACCTTATTTGTAAGTAATACTGTATCCATAAGATGAGCATACTTAGTGGAGTTAAGTTTCTTGTACTGTCTGTCAGACAACTGCTGTGTAGCGTGTAAGTCTGCAGATAAATACTGCCTTAACTCTGCTCTAGGTATCTCATCTGTAGCATAACCCTTTGCAAAGTATTCCTTCAAGGTATCTTCTTTCTTTGTCTCTAGGTCATACCTCTCAGCACAGTCTTTGAGATGCAAAGGTTCTTTGAGACCTCTCTGTAATATATACTCTGTGAGCATGGTGTCAAAGACAGGACCTTCATACTTGAAGCCACACTCCCATAACCACATCAGGTCATACGCTATGTTATGTCCTATAAGTATTGTTGCTCTGTCAAGCAACTCTTGTATGTCGATGTGCTGTGTGCCACCTGAATCCATATTAAACAGATACTCGTTACCTATATCTGTCAGACATCCCACCATAACTAACTTGTTAGTAGGTTCGTATGGGTCGAGATGCATTCTACCATCTCTCTTTGTTACTGTATTTTCTACGTCTAATGTTAACTTCATGCACTATACCTCGCTGTGTGTGGGTTGATGTTGCAGTTTATCATGCCATGCCAACCTGTAATTTTGTTCTTAACAACATTCAAATGTCTCATGGTTGACTCTTCATCAATACCTTCGACACTTGCAGGTTGTCCTATTAATATCATCAAGTCGGCTTCTGCCGCCTTGCCTGTACGTGAGCCTTCCATCATTGCCTGATTAAGTCTCTGCCTACCCTCTGCTTCTGCATTGAGTTGTGACATATAGAATATAACACAATCATATTGTTTTGCAATCTGTCTTGCATATATTGCATTTGCCTTGAGTGCTTCATCAGGTCTAGCATAACCTGCAGTACGTGCAAACTTATCTCCCATGTCAATCACAACTACGTCAGGATTAACACTCTTACACATACTCTCCACCCAAGACATATCCTCACCTGTCACATCCTTTATCTTTAGATTAGGTGACACAATTTTGTACCTATCCCTAGCCTGTGCAGGATTATCTTTTATCTGATACTTATCCATGTTTGTAGACGCAGTCAGATATCTAAACCCTACTCTGTCATATGACTCTTCGTTACATAAGACAACACACTTAGCACCTTGTCTTGCAAAGCCATTCTCTCCTACAAGAAGAGATGCATGGAAGCTAGTCTTACCTGTGTTAGGTCTTGCACCCACCTCAACAAGATAGCCACCATTGACACCCTCTACTTTTCTAGCCAACTCAGGTAGATTAAATGACCACCTAGTCTGCTGACTCTGTTTAGCCATCAGAGTATCAAACGAGATATCATCCCATTCTATTCTCATCTCAGGTGTGAAGTCATCATTGTACTTCTCTAGTAAATCACGTAGAGGTTTCATACTTGTCTGCACACCATTGACAAAGTCGAAGCCAAGATTAGCTACGTCTTCCCCAATAACTTGTTGGAACAACTTAGATAACACATCCTGTGCTACATCTGTTCCCATAGGCTTCTGCCTTTTAATATCGTTGAACAATGCAGAGTAACCTTGCTTCTGTGCAGTAGTCATAGCAGGATTGCTAGACAAGAACAGAGCTTCAAGTTCGTCAGGTGTTACATCCCTGTCATACTTTCGCATTGCTTTATCTATGGTGTGCTTGATAGTCCTAGCATCTTTGCTAAACAATCTATCAGGACACCTAGCACCTCTATGGTCTTCATAGAAGTTCTTGTTCATTAAACTACGTAGTAGTGATAATTCCATGTTGGTTCTCCTTTGGGGTTAGTTTATATAAGTTGTTTAAGTCTTCGTCTTCTCCATATTTCAAATCATCTTTCAGTCTCAATACTTTTACGTCATTGACATATCCTCGTAACTCTTTTGCAAAGGCTAGTGTTTTGGGCATTGCATCAGGGTCTAAGGCTATGATAGCAGTTGAGAATTGTGATAGGTATCTCTTGTGTGAATCGCTTAATGATGTTCCCAACACAGCTACCCCTACATAAACACCATTGCCTACAACAGATGCACTTACACAATCCTCAACAACTACAGCCACCTTACCACATCCATATGAGAAAGGCAAGTCACTATTTCCATATCGTTTCCATTTGGGCAGACGAAATCCCACAGACCGACCAACTGCATCTACAATTAGTCCATCTTTCTTGACAGGAAATACAACTCTCCTTTCTTTTATGTCGTAGTACAACTCTAACTTATCATATTCTAGATTCCATAACTCACAAAAGTCCATGACCTCTCGTCTATGATTGTGATGTACTACATACTCAGGTAAGGCGAAGCCTGTACTATCTTTTTTGACATCAGACTTGGCAGTCTTGATATCATCCACAGATAAGTTAACCTTCTTTGTTCCTGAGATAGGACAAGAAGATTTGTAACAGTTCCAAACTAGCCTACCCATGTTATTGGTTACAGTAAATGTTTTATAACCATTACAACTAGGACAGTTAATTCTTTTTGATTCTCCTACACTTATATGTAAATCATTTATTATATTATATATATTCATATTATATACTCTTATTGTAATTATTACGTAATGTCAAGGCATTTTCTGCACTAGCATACGTATTTTTCATGTAAGGTTTAACTGACTGTGGATTTGCGTGTCCTGTGACGGACATAATCTGACCCATAGGCACTCCTGCTTCTACCATTTCGGTAGTTCCTGTCCTACGTAGGTCAGATATTCGTAAATCATCAGGTAATCCTGACTCTTTTATGACTCTTCTAGCCACTTTTGATAGCCTTTGTATGGCATATGGACTGTAAACACCCCTCATTGGTGTAGGATAGGGTGCAACATAAGGCTGAAAGTCGTAATCTTTTGCCTGTTCTTTAAGCATTTCCAATAAGTCAACAGAAATAGGCAGGTGTACTACACTTCTTCTCTTTGACTGTTGCAAATTTAACACACCTTTGTCAAAATCTATGCTAGAGAACTGTAAAACTCGCATATCTCCCACCCTTTGACACCATTCGTATGCCATTTGTACTATCAATCCCAAGTTTCTGTACTTAAAATCCTCGTAACAGTAGTTAAGAAATTTCCTAACCTGTTCTTTTGTCCAAACAGTTGTCCTAGAATGGGCAGATTTACGCTTGAAAGTAGAGAAAGGGTTGCTCTCGGCATACCCCATCTCCATTCCAAAGGAATATATCTTACGTGCTACTGATGTAACTGCATTCGCCAAGTACACGCCACGCCCAAGCCATACTTCGTATGCTCTACGTGCTATCGCACCTGACATTTTGGTAAGACATATTCCTGCCATACTTTTGCCATCAACTTTTGTGTCCAATAAAACAGTCACACAATACTGATAATCGTGTTTAGTTTTGTCGGCTAACCTATTGAAATCGTTGGACAAATAGTATTTATTTGTTAGGTCACTTATGTTCACTAAGATACCTGTATCGCTATGTAAATACATAGTCCTATGATTAGTAACTTGCCATAGTCAAGGTCGAACTTCGTACCTTCCCCATATTTTTTACTAAAGTCTTTGTCAAAAAAATCTTGTATTCTATGCCACATTTGTTTCTCCTTTCATCCAAGTTGGTCTTTGTGTATATTTGTACCTTGCAAATTTAGACTTGTCAACAATATAAAATTTACGATAGGCTTCTATAGGAAACTTTTCATCTGTCTTTAAGTCATCATGCCCACTAAAACATTGTGGGTGTGCAGTCATCTTACCATCAGGTAAATACACTCTACCAACCCACAAAGATGCAAAGTGTTTACCTGCACCATGTTCTTTTTTATACCTTGCAGTATATTCTTTTAGCATACATCCTAACAAAGAGAATGCAAAAGTATAATTACTTATGTTTTCCATTGCCCATAGTGTACAAGGATGCTTCTGATGTACAGGTTTATACAAACCTTTTTCTTCTGCAAAGCTAGGTGCATGATGCCATAGCACAGTACATAACATCTGTGTTTCTTCTAGTGGCATCTTG